CGGCTTATCGAGTTTCGCTTTTTCGTAAATTTCAAAAACTGCTTTTTCAGCAATTTGCTTATCCTCATCGGTCATTGCAACCACAGAATTACATGCTGCAATTACTTGATCTCGCCATTTCGGTAATAGCTCTTTGTCCTCTTGAGATAATTTATATTTTGCCTTCATTTCTTTCTCCTTTGTTAATTAAATGGATTTCCCAGCAAGTGTCGAATAGAAGACCATACTCGCCAAGTGCTGGTACTTTCCCCGCTATCATATTTAAAAAATAAATCAAATTTAGGCTCTTCTTTCTTATTACCCACTTTTTTAGGCTTTTTAATTATGAATTATTGACACTTGACTGAGATAATACTTCTCGCCCTACTTCTGTGCAAAGCATCCCTAGAATAGCAGCATAGTTCCCAAACTCATGAGGTGTGCTTAACTCCTCTTTAATTTCCAAAAATACAAGCTCTCTCTCTTTTTTCTTCTCAAAAAACTCATTTTCTATTTTTTCCCATCGAATAGCTAAATTTATCAACCTTTCTTTTCTAGTCATTTTAAATTTCTCCTTCTTATGTGTAGTGTGCTTCCAGGTGTGCAATATTTTAATCTTAAATCTTCTATTTCTTTTTGACTCCGTACTTTCTCCGTAATGTTTGGACAGATACCGATCTTGGCCATTGCTACGCTAAAACTCCAGCCCTCTTGCAAATAACTCTCTAATTGTGAGAGAGTTTGACTCGTAACTGTCTTTTGTGTTCTTTTCCTCATAATTACCTCTTTGAGTGGCCAATTTTTTGCATATCTAATATCCACTCTTGGCGCAAGTCCTCTGGGATTAACTCAAGTAAGCTTGGCAATTCGCAAACTGGTATCTGCCTCAGTAAATCCAGTGTGGACAAGTATTGACTATACCCCTTAGACCATTGACTTAGGTCATCTAACGCTTCAAAACGAAAATCAAAAGTAGCTAATACAGCTTTAATTTTTGCGATCTTTAAATTTAGTTCAGACATATCTAACACCTCCTATTGACACCCTCCCCTTCCTTTAGGAAGGGGATTCCCTTAAAATGCATAATACATTTTATCCTTGTTTTAAATTAAATAATCCCTAATTCTTGTATTTTGTTTAATTTTTCTAAAGCTTTTAGCTTTAATAATTCGTAATCTATCCCAACAATTTTCTCTTTAAAAATGTTTCTTTTATTGCCGCACTCCCTTAACTGATAATCAACCACATTAAAATAGGCCTCCGAAACATCCACAACTACCTTGTAAAACTTAGAATTTTTTAAATCCACATTGAATAGTGTAATCCTTCTAATCGACATAACATCCCCTTAAAATTTTTAATTTATATAAAGCCAAATAAAAATAATAGAAAAAATATACTAAATGAAAAAAGTATACAAACTAGCTCCTGAGTTTCGTTTTTTGGCCCTCTGAGCATAAGCAATACGTCAAAAAACCAAAATCTGGAGTTATATTTTATAAATTTTACAACCTCTAAAATTTTACTTTTTGCCCTGCGAAAAATTGATTCTTTCTTTACTTCTAAATACCGGCGCATACGATACCTCCTATGAAGCGAGAAAAGGAATTAGTTGTGGGGCCTATCATAGATTGGGCCAATAAAAATGGGTGGCATCTATTTGTTGTAAACTCTTCCGCAGTATTTAATCCGACCCTAGGCATATATCTCTCCTCTCAGGCACCAATTGGGTGTTCAGATATGTTAGGAACTACTCCGCAAGGGAATTCTGCATACATCGAAGCAAAAGCCCCTGGAAAACTAAATACGCTAAAGGAGCATCAGAGAGATTTCCTAGTGCGGGGTATTTCCATTGGAGCATTCGCGGTTGTTGTGGATTCTCTTGACTCCCTAGTAAACTATCATCTCACTTGGCTAAATCACAACAATCAAAAAGCATATTTAATAACCCTACTCCCAAAAATAAAAAAGGTGCGGCCTCCGAATTTAATACCAGCTTGGTAGGCCTAAGATATTAATGCTTTTTGGGTCATACGCCGAGGGCCATAAATTTTTCTTCGAACACTCGACATATTTCTTCAGCGTCTCTTCTATCTCAACCAGTCCTCGTCTTAGTGCTTTTAAATCTAACTCAAAAACTGCACTATCAAAAGGCTCTGAAGTTTCTACAACAATAAACCTGAAACCTTTGAACGAACCTGTTAGAGAGGAAAGTGCTCTAGAATAGAAAGCGCCTTGTCTGTGGTATGCATAATTGGCGATAGATTTCTCAAACCCTTGCAAGTTGGAGGTCGTCTTTAAGTCATAAATATATCCATCTGGGTCTAGGTAATCTATCTTGCCCCGACATCTAACATTGGAGAATTCCCAAAAGGCAGAGACTTCTTTGTATCCGAGAGACCCAGAGATCATTTCCACGGTCCCAACATTTTTAAAAAGCGATTCAACTATTGTTTGAGCCTTATCTAAGATTTCTCCGCTGATAATAGTTTTCTCTTTATGTTGGTTGTTGAAATTTAATAAAAATTCTTTACCTGCTTTGGTTCGTTTATCCACCTCTACTGCTCTAATATATCTAGACTCTAGACATTCAGGCTCTAAATACATGGTGTGTACTATAGACCCTAATTCCATCTGGGCCGTTTTAGTCATTCCCCCAAAATCTTTATAGTATTTAAAAGCCTTCGGCGATTTCCAGAGTTGATTAAGGTCTGAATTAGATATTTCAGGCCTAGCAAAATATTCCTCATCGGTTATCTTGTAAAATCCTCTTGGGTTTTCATCAAGCTTGCTTTTTATTTCAAACATTTGTCACCTCTTTTATAGTTTTTAGTTTTGCTGTGAGTGTTTTATATATTTTCTTATCAATGTCCCCACTAAATACATAGTGGTAAAAGCAAGTTTTAGTCTGCGTGATGCGCCTAATCCTTGCCTCTGCTTGAGCCAAGTCGGATGGGACCCAGGGCAGATCATTAAACACCATGTGATTAGCACTTAAAATGCTAAACCCCGTAGACATAGCGCCAATAGTGCAAACAAGCACATTAGAAAAGTTGTGCTCAAAATCGGATACTGCTTGAACTCTATCTTTTATTGGTGTGCTGCCATGAAGTGGCTTCACTTTAAATGCTGTGGCTATTGCTTCACAACTATCTACATGATCGGTAAACACAACAACTTTAGTGTCCTGATCTAAAAAGTCTTGAATAAGGTTTATTGTGTGTGGTGTTTTATTGATTGCATTTTGCTTTTTTGCAGTAGAGAAAGAATTGTTACTTTGAAATTCTTTTTCTAGTTCTTGTTGAAACTCTTTTTTATTTAGCTCTTTATCCGAGACGCTAACAAACTTAGCTACCCTGTCGGGCAACCCAATAGCTGTGCGTCTTAGGTATGTCGGCCTTACTAGATTGCGTAGCTCTTCTGCATTCTTTAATCCTGTATATTTTTTAAGTATTCTACCGTGGACTTTAAACTGAGTTACATGGGTGAAGTGTTCATTAAAAGCGTGCGGGTTGTGAGCAAACCTCCCCATATTGATAGAGGTGTTTCCATAGGCGCACAACTTTATTAGACTCCACCACTCCGGCACTCTATTCTTTATAGGTGTTCCAGACAAACCAAGTAAGTATTTAGGTTTTGATGAGAATACTTGATTGTGTGCTTTTTGGGTTCTCTGTGCAGAAATATTTTTTAAGTAGTGAACTTCATCAAATATCACGACAGAAGTATTTAAAGGTATGGAAAAGTTGGAATAAGTTTGCACTGAGATTTGACTAACCCCCTTAGAGAATCTAGCTATTTCACACATCCAATGAGTTTTCAAATATGCAGGACACACCACAATGCAGGACCCGCCCACGATTTCGCAGAAAGCTATGGCTAGTGGTGTTTTTCCAAGACCCATCTCAAACCCACAAATGCTATACATCTTCTCTAAATGAAACCTCAGAGCTTCAATTTGATGTGGGTAGAGAGGTTCTTTTAGAACCTCTTTATACATAAATCCTAATATTTCTTTTTTTTTATGCTAGAATATCGTCTATGTCAGATTTACTTACGGCGGTCGTATTTCCTTTGGATTCAATTGAGTCAGAATCCAACAACACGTCAACATCGTGGAATTCTTTTCCCTTATAAGATCCTTTTTCAATAATCCCTTTTCCAAGATAGACTATTTTATATTTAGCGCCTTTTATGAACTTACCTTTTTCATCCATGTAGTCGAGCTTTCCACATTTGGGGAGTGTGAGAAGGTCTCCATTTTCTTCTTCAAAATCAAAAAGTTTACCGTATTGATTTTCGGATGTGCCTAGAAATGTTCCGTATTCTACCATGGTTTGATTGGGTTTAAAGTTCTTATAAAGAAGAAGTGTCCCCATTCTAGAAATGTTTTTAAAGTTAGCCATTTTGTCTCCTTGTTTGTTTAGTTGGCCTATTAGTAGGCGGTTAAAAATTTAAAGATATTGTTTAAATCTTTCATACTCGGCTTTTGATCTTTCATCAATATAAATTTTTTGAGATTTTACTTTGTTGCCTTGCGGGGTAATGATTTGACCTTCTATACAATCTGGTCCCCACATATTAAAATCAAGTCTAACAATGCTAGCATCCCTGTGTTGGTCTTGATCGAAGCAATTAACAAAAGCCTCTTTCATGATATCTCCTAGGAGATCAATTTTACTAAAATCACCTGAGTCAAACTCCATGTAGAGCGCATCATGCAAAGGGATTATGATTTTTAGTCCGGCATCTAAGGCTTTAGATATAGCAGACCTTAGTATTGTAGACCCTCTTCCCTGAATTGGAAAATTGGCAGCAGACCTACGATTGGGGTTGTCTCCGAACATCGTCCAGCCGCAAGGGAGGGAAAGCCTTCTTTCTTTTATGTATAGATATTGTGTGTATTCAATTTTTCTTGAAAACACCGGATAGGACTTGTTAAAAAGATCTATATATCTCTGACCCATGTCTTCCGTATGTTTTACTCCGGTATCGGCTTCTAGTTTTTCTGCTAGAGATTTTGCGCCCATAAGATATGAGATACCTAAAACAGAGCTTTTAAATAAATCCCTAACAGTTTTGTAGTCTTCTTTTTTTCCAGCCATTGGAACGGCTCCGGCAAGCTTTGCAAAAAATAAATAAACATCTCCTGAGCGATAACTCTCAATCATATTTTTATCTTTAGACCAGAGGGCGGATATTAAAAATTCTTCAGAAGAATAGTCGACCCCTACAATAGTCCTACCCCCAGGTGGCACTATCATCGACCGCATCCATGCAGCTTTTAACGGTATGAATGCTGTCGCTTTTGGTTGAAATCTCCCTGTCTGAGATCCAAAAGGATTAAGATAGGCCCTCACTCTGGAGTCTGATCCGAGAGAGTTAAATATTGTTTTTTTACCCATACTTGCAGAGGTTCTAAAACCGTTTAAAGATTGCAAAGTCTTTAAAAATCTAACCTGCTGTGCCCCCACATTTCCTCTTGGATAATCGTGTTTATATGGGAAAAATTTTTCAAAGGCCTCTAAAGAAGTTGAATACTGTCCCGTATCTGTTTTTAACCAAGTAGCTTTATATGGAGAGATCGAAATCCAATGTCTTAGGTCCTTCACACTTTTTGTATAGTTATCAGTTTTTTTATTATACTTAAAAAACTTATCCTCAGCAAATTGGGAGTTAATATCCTCACAGAGGTCTCGTAAAATCTTAGGCACATTCTCCGAAAATCTTTTCATCTGACCCTTGTCTACAGGATATCCATAGCAAGTCATCATAGCAACATCTGAGCTAGTTCGCCCTCTAGATAACATTTGATCTCTAGTTACCCCGTAGTTCTTATAAATATTTAAAAACTTTAAAAACATCTCATGCAATGGTTCAACATCAGTCACACAATATTTTAAGATCTCCTCTTTATTTTTACTAATAATTAAATCATTGTGCGACAGTATCAAATCTCTCATCTTGTCCTTATTCTTTGAATCAAGCCGGATACCTAACAATTTAAAGGTGGCCGAAACTAGGTTTTTCTCGGCTTTTGCATATTTTGCGGATTCTTTATCTTCCTCTGATCTTTCCCACTTAGGCGGCGGAGGTTTTGTAGTTCTAATCTCTCCATTAAATATATTTTCTCCATAGGCATATTTGTCATTATTATTAGAAAGCATAGCCCACTCAACTTGTAAGTCTATCCACTTAGCTTTTATGGGACTAACTCCCAATGAATAAAAACAAGATGCCTCTGCAACAACATTGTAAGAAATAAATATAAACCCAGCCTCCCGCAATTTTATTAGGTCTGTCTTCAGTCTTTGTTTTTCTTGCGTAGAATTATGGAGCCAGTAGGATAGGGTTTTTACCTTATCGTCATTATGGATTATTAAAGCACAACAAATTAAATTCAATTTCTCTTCATTCGTTGAGTTGTATTCAAAGTCTAAGTAGCAAAGCCTATTCATATAGTTGTCCTACAAAACTGTTATTGTGTTTTTCACTTCATCCACTTCTGCAAGTTTTCTCTCTCCATTAAATAAGAATCCATCAAAGAACTTTTTTAAATATTCTGCCTGAATGTGAGACTCCCCAGCGGAAGAGTCCTGCCCCCTTTTTGCATGATCTTTATATTTGTGAGCTATGAAATCAATTTCTATTGATTCTCCCGATTGCTGGGTCCGTAGAAAATCGATCACATATCTAATAGGTGCTGGACCGGATAGGTAGGTCATTTTATGGTAGGTTGGGCCTTTATAGGTCTCATTTGGGTCCAAATTTGGGTATGTTTTAGATAAATAGTTATAAAAAGATTTCAATCTTTCTGGGCTTGAGAAACTTCTCATTAAATCAGAAACCCAAGAACTCCCCTTAACCTTAGCTATGTTTTTTTCCCCGAGATCTAGGATTGTGAACTTTCTAGCTGCCACGGGATCAATATAGATATAGGAATAATAGTTTGAAGATAGAATAATAGAGCAAGTTCTTTCTATCATTTTAGAGTCTATTCCTTTGCTTTCAATTGAAATATATCTAGAAGACCAAGATTTTAAGGTTTCAACTTTTAAAGGAGTTCTTATGTGTTGCTCGTCCAGGAATACAAGTGTCTTATTTTCTAAGAAACCGTTGAAATCGGTATTTAAACTATTGCTCTTACCTTTGTAATAATTTGCGTGATGATGTAAATTTAATAGAAGTCCGTCGCAAAGAACATTTTTCCCAACGCCCTCAACGCCAACTAAGACTAAGTGTTGTTCATTAATCCCAGTAATTGATCTTAAAATCCATCGATAAAGGAATCCCCTACAAATTGGATCTGGCGTAAAGAATTCAAAAAATTCAACCCATTGCTTGTCAATTTCACACGAGGTGGAGTCTACATCTCTCCAGTTCGGCCAAACATAAGAGGAAATAGATTGAGACTTTTCAATTTCTTCTTTTGTGTTTTTATATCCAGGCCTATAGAAGACCTTAGCCATAACTGAGTTTTCTAGTAGGTCTTTAAACTCTTTACTACGTTTTATCTCAAGGATGGATTCGATACTCATTGGATAGGGGTTATACGTTCTGTAGTCTAAAAAAAATTGAGGCTCTGGCCCATAAGAATTGACTAGAACACAGTTCTCGGATATTTCTTGTAATAACTCAGCACGGGTTTTTAATCCTACCTGTAGTTTTTGTGTTTCTGTGTGTGGTCTGGCGTGGCTTGCGGGAGGCGCAATAATCTCCCGCACAGCTTTAGCAAATAAAATGATGCCTTCCTTATTAGATAGCCCAGTAATCCAATCAAGATAGGGCCTCAATTTAGCAATGCCTGCAGTATCTTGCTTAAACTTTAAAAAGTCTTTTTGAGAATAAGTATTGCCGTTCAGTGAGTAGAGGATCTTATTCTTGTTAAATAATACGGCATCTTCGGAAAACTCCGCTAAAAAAATATCCCAAGTCATATTGTTTTTCTCCTACTATAGTTTTTAGGTCTCGTCTGTGGTGGTTTTGAAAAAAAATGCAATCAAACCGCCCAAATTGCAATAAGTTTGTTTTTCACCACAATCGCCCAATTTTAAAGCATTTTATGGCATGATTTTTGCAATCTTAGTATATTCTTCCGCATCGGTAGTGTATTCATCTCATCTCTCTCTCTCTCTCTCGATTTTTGGTTCTTTTTTTCGATGCGGAAGATTTCGATGCGGAGACCCGCACCGTGTCAATGGGGTCACGCTGCGTTATCTGGTTTTTCCTGAAATATTATTATATTGCATCTGAGGCTTTTTTCGCCGTCTTCTGCTTAATTTTTAATCTTTTATTCTTTGAGTCTTTTCTTGACTCTTTGCGGTGTTGATCAATGTCCGCTAACATTGGGTGTCACTTATCGACTCGTGTGGTTTTGGCGAAGACCCACTAACTTTATGCGTCACATTTAAATGTGACCTTGGTTCTAGTTTTTGGAGGGATAACTGTTAACCCTATCGTTTAGATCAATAGACAGCATACCCAACTATATCTTGGACTACAACTAGTTCGCGGTGTGGCAATAAATATTGGACCCCATAGCAGCTTATCAAGATGTTGTGCTCATTTGTTTACTGTTATGGGGCTTATTTTCGGATTATTTTCCGTAAACATTGATTATCGGTCTCATAGGTGCGGCCCCAGAATAAGATGGTTGGTCGTTATAGAAACTACCCCAACCACTTAAGACCTGATAATATGCTGCGGCCCTTTGCTGTCTTTCATAGGGTGTCTCATACCTATAGCCTGTAGAACCCGTCGTGGTGCAAGCGGTAATAAGTGTTGATAATAGAGATATCGCCAAAAGTCTTGAAAAGGGTTTCCATATAGACTGTCTACAATCTCTAGCAATCTTTGTTGACTTGTTATTTTGCATAAAACAACTCCTTTGTTATGGACAAGCTCTATTGCTTGTCTTTTAAAACATATAAAAGCGAACCTCTCCTGCCCAATGAAGCACATTATGGATCTGGGCATTACTTGTTTGAGCCAAAACTGTACTGGTGTTGGTAGGCCTTTCTCGTATAGTGTGGCTTGTTTAGGTGTGGTGTATCGTATGTCTTTAATTGTTATCATAAAGGCTCTGTAATATTTTGAATAGCTCGTCTCGATGTTTGCGGCCTGTAAGTTTTTCGGTTTCAGAGTATCGCTCGCCATCCCCAAAGTTGTGATGCAGCTCGATAAATTGGGCTTCGGAGAGCTTAGTCACAAGTAAAGGAAGTTTTTCAAGACTGATGGACTTCGGTTTCAAAAACTGATGATACAAGCGGTCGGTCCTGAATGTTCTTACAGGTTTCATTTTACATCCCATCCAATTTAGCAAGACAAGACTCAAGCCATTGCCTTGATTCAGTGGTAAGCTCTGGCATTTGCAAAGCCTGAGGATCACAAAATAACATAAAAGGGCTTTGTCCGTTCTTTGATGCAAGCTCATAAATGTAAACTTCAAAAAGCCTTGCAAATATTTCTGTTGGTTTTGATAAATAGTCTTTATGGTTTCTATTTTTTATCGACTCAATTTTTTTCATATAACTTGAACGCATTGACCAAGGCATTGAATTGCTAATTTTATTAAGTTTGTAGTCGATCGCGTGCCCTATTTCATGGACGAGCGAGCCCTCGTTGTGCCTATTAACAGAAATTAGTTTTTTTGAATCTTGATAATACGCGACTGATTTAGCATTTCCACGCGCCCCAAATGAGTATGCAAGTTCTTGCAATTTAAAATTAGGTAGTAATCCCTGAAGCCAATTAACACCCAAATTAAGGTTATAAATTAAGTATTCACGCTCTTGATCTAGAACTGAATTGCCAAACTGAATTGCTCTTGCTTGTGTTAAGATTGACTTTTTAACTTCTTCACTTAACTTCAAGCTCGAATCAATCCAAAGGGACTTGCGTCCGTTCATTTCCTGAAAACTTTCAATATTTCGTCTTGTGGGCATAACATGCTTGATGCCATCTTCTTTTGTAGTAATTCTATATTTAACAAGTCGAATATTTTTTAACATCTTATTAAATCTAAATCGCATTGTATTGTAATCAGATGGAAGTTTGTTAGACAATACATGAGCCTTTAATACGTCAATGGTTAAAACTTCAGTATCAAATTTATACATGTTTTGTGTTTGAAAAACTCGTTGTTCATAATTTATTAAATATGGAATTAGGTCTTGCGTTTCAACTGGCATAAATTCAACAGTTAATTTTTTTAAAGACTCTAATTGTTTTTTAATTTCTTTAGCATCTTCCTTTATTTTTCGCTCTCTCGCTTCGTGCTCTGGATTGTCATAAGTATCATTGCGATGCCTTGCTGCGCCTAGAACTTCTTCACCTAGATTTTGAACTTCACTTGGTCTTGCATTTAAAAATTGTTTCACGGTATCTCCTTGGATAATTCAACTCGTGATTGAGTTGATACGGATTACTAATGCAGAAACCATACCCAAGACGAGATATGATTTAATTAGATTAGAGCGGATAAGAGTGTAGAATTTATAGACTAAAATGTAAGGAGTTCACTGGTAAGGTGTTGATGGCTCTGGAGAATAGTAGATATTGAATAAATAGTTATCACTGAATAAAAGATGCACATACAAATATCTATATGATGACAAAGACGCAAAGACGCACAACTATATATATATATATGATGATGACAACATCATTTGGAAGCTGATACCTTGTGAGGAAACAGGTAACACATCTTGAGTGTTGTATTTTAGTCACATATATATATAGAGTGTTGTATTTTAGTCACACATATATATATATAGAGTGTTGTATTTTAGTCACATATATATAGAGTGTTGTATTTTAGTCACACATATATATATAGAGTGTTGTATTTTAGTCACATATATGGGATGACGCACCCGCACCCTAAATACGGAGCAGTGCATCAAATAATAACTCCTCGCACCATATAAATACTTTATAGTTTGACAGGAGATAACAGATAAATTCTGATAAGATATAATATGTTACACAAAAAATAAAGCCGTGTGATTTCAATAGCTTAGAAACTGTGGGTTTTGTCCATTATATGCGTGTGTTGCTACATTGTTAGGCATGGTTATCACTTTGAGACGGGGGGAGGGGGGTCGAGCCTGGAGCTAATTCTAGCCTTTACACCCACACACACCTACCGCCCACCTCTTTTTGATGTCCTCAAACCCTACAAGTATTGACAGCCAAAGGCCAAACATCAAATAGTTTAAAATTGATAAGGTGTCTCCATTTGTGGTGTTACCTTTTTTTATCTTTATAGATTGGGAGTTTTATGTCGCAGGGGGCGTCCCCAAAGCTTGCAGAAGATTGTTTGGAAAACTTAGAGGAAAAAGCTATTCGTCGAAATGGTGAACAGCGAGAGTCTAGGAGGGAGATAATCTTTTGGGAGTTGGAAAACTCGAAGTCTGTTATAAATTTAGTGTCGGATAAAATGAGAAGCTATATGCGACAACTACCTCCTGAGTTATTATCACTTTCTGAGAAAGAGATTAGGAAGAGACTGGCTCCTGGGTGGATTGACGAGCAATTGAGGATTGCATTTTGGGATGAGTATTTTGTTACGATAGATAACAATGCAAAAAGGATGAGGATGGATGCGGTATATGCTCGAGTGTGTGCGCGAGATGTTTTCTATGATCGACTAAGACTCCCACTCCCACTTGCTTTCATATGCAAGCCACCACAAGATTATATATATCAAATGAGGTCTTTGCTTAATATAGGTATGGAGAGATTTCAGGAGATATTAAACCTCCCAATAGAGGGGGAGGATGGCAGAATAAACACAGGACTTATTCGGGAGATTGTGAAGATTGTTACCATTGTGGATAATAGAGTAAAGGGGGCAGTCACTCAGAAGATTCAAATAGATGGAACTCAGAAAAATTTAAATATGAATATAAACTATGAGCCTCCAAAAACCCACCAAGATATTGAAAAAGAAATAAAGGAAATAGAGAAAGAAATAAGAACAATACAGAATCCAATGCAGGAGAGATATCTCACTCACTCTGGAGAGGGTTTAAACCCTACTGGGGAAATAGAGTGGGGTAAGCCAATTCCACCCACAGCACTAATCCCCTCTCAAACACCTGAGCCAGTGCGGATTGTAGCACCTAATGACGAGGATATAGATTAGTGGAATTAGAAGAGCCAAAGATATCAAAAGCACAACTCCTTGCTCTAAGGCGTAAAGAGTTAGAAAAGGTAAAGAAGCAAAAAGAGCTTGAGGAGATCTTGCCGCATCTGTATGTGCCTATGTATCCTTGGCAAAGAGAAATACATGAGTCTACAAATAGAGTTAATTTATTAACCGCTGCAAACCAGATCGGAAAGTCGTCGGCTCTTATTAGGCGAGCTATTGCAAATTGCACTGACCCCACAAGATGGGAAAAGCTCTGGGGTAAAGGGGTGACACCAAGGCAGTTTTGGTATTTTTATCCTGATGGGTCCACACTTAGTAAGGAGATAGAACAGAAGTGGGTTCCGGAATGGCTCCCTAGAGGTAGGATGGAGGGAGATCCAAAATATGGTTGGAGGCTGGCAAAAAAAGGAGCTAATTATCACGCTCTTCATTTCCACCTTGGAACAACTATATACTTTCAAATGTATACCAAATCTGTATCCAGTGTTCAGGCAGGCTCAGTGTATGAGCTTTTTGCAGATGAGGAACTCCCCATGCCGTTTTATGACGAGTTGATGTTCAGATTAACTGCAACCTCTGGAATTTTTACTAGTGGTTTTACACCAACACTCAATCAATTATTTTGGAAGCAAGCTATGGAAGGTAGCAAGATCCTACCTCACGCCTTAAAAATGTCTGTGTCTATGTATGATTGTTTGCAATACGAGGATAGAACACCTTCTAGAATTATGAACATTCACAAAATTCGAGAAGCAGAGAGTAGATGTAAAAATGAAACTGAAAGACAGAGGAGGGTTTTCGGGAGATTTGTTACCGAGTCTGGTAGGACTTATTACGCTTTCGAGTTTGATAGGAATATGGTTACTCCCTATAGTATTAAGGGTTGGTATATATATGCTTCTGTAGATTATGGCTCAGGCTTTGATGGGGAGACAGCCCATATCAAATTAAGTAAGAAGAAAAATCACCCAAGTGCAATAGTGTTTATAGCCGTTAGACCAGATTATAAAAAGGGGGCGGTATTTAAATGTTGGAGGGGGGATAATGTCAAAACTACTGCGGGAGATATTTTTAATAAGTATCTAGAGCTAACAAAGGATTTAAATATTACTCAAGCCTGTTATGACCCAGGGGCTGTGGATTTTGGCACTATTGCAGAGAGAAATTCTGTAAGCTTCACAAAAGCAAACAAGGCGCGGGAAGCTGGAGAGGATCTAGTCAATACTTTATTTAAGCATAGGATATTGGATATTTTTGATGATGATGCGGAGAATATAAAACTAGCAGGAGAGCTATCTCACATTATGATAAGTGCCCAACAAGGTGAGGGCAAGAGAAATGATGATCTTGCGGATTCTAATAGATATTGTTGTATGCAAATACCTTGGGATTTGAGTGTTGTAACAGAAAAGATTCAAGAGAATATACGAGACGGAAACAAAGTAGATGAAGACAAACCTAGACCAATGACCGAGGCGGAATTTCAAGCAGCACAGATTAAAATGCGTCGAGGAGAAGATGTATCAAAGGCAAGACATAAAGAGGACAATTGGGAGGAATTAGATGAAGAAATCGAAGAGTGGAACGAAGAATACGGGAACTTTTAGCTTGAGTGCAGACGATCTATGTAGGATACTATCATTAGGTAAGCTATCCAGTGTAGATGAAATTGTGCTACCAGGTATAAAAATAAAATTCCATCCCCAAAGCCAGGGGGATGCCGAAAAGCTAGGCCAAGCATCGGACCAAAAAACTTTGGTGTCCACTAAAAATGAAGAGATTGAAAAAGTAGATATTAAAGAAACACAGAGCACATCCTGTGAGTTACAAGATTTTGTACCGCTGATGGATTCTGAAGCTTTATTAGAGGCGCAAGAGGCTCAGTTATTGATAGATGATCCACTGGCTTTTGAAAAGTCTCAAATCGATAGACATATCGAAAGGGTGAGGGGTCTAAATGGAGAAGATGAAGTTTGAAGAATTAAATAGGCAATATAGGGAAGCCGAGAGTTGCGATGAAGAAGTGTTTTCAGAGATGAGAAGCAATTTATTATTAGTTTCAGGAAACCACTATTCCAGAAAAACGACAAGCTTCCTATCTCGAGTAAGGAATTCTCAAAAACTAAATGAGACCCAGAAACTAAGACTTACAAAAAACCACATACATAAAATCACAAGGCATTATATCCAGGCAATAACTTCTAAGGTGCCAGGAGTAATTCCAGCACCACAAAATGAATTAGATATGCAAGATAAGAAGGCATCTGATTTGAATCTCGCAGTCTGGAGAGATTTCACTTCTAGATATCAGTTAAAAGAAAAATTTAATGAATATATTCAAAACTTCATCGAGTTAGGTGAAATGTGTGCTCTTGTATTGTGGGACCCAAGTGGGGGAGAAATTATAGGGTACGACCCCCGTATTAATAAGGAAACAGGCCAACCTGAGCTAGATATAGCCACAGGACAACCAATACAGGATATGGAGAGTCCAATTTTTTCAGGGGCTTTTGAGTTTAAAAATATTCCAGCATTTAATTTGTTGCGAGCACCTCAATCCAAGTCTATGAAAAAAGCACCATACCACATTGTTAGAGAAATGGTAGATGCTAAAGAATTGTTGGGGGCTTATGGAGAAGATGAAGAAAAGAAAAGAATTATCGGAGATGGAGATACATCTGAATTTGTCGTTTTTGATACCAATAAAAGGCAATATAGGAGTGAGGATTCTCAAATCCTTCTTAGGTATCACTTTTTCCGACCTAGTAAGCAACATCCGAGGGGATATTATTATATTACCACTGAAAGAGGAATCCTTGAGGAGGCTGAAATTCCTTTTGGAATATATCCTATTATCTGGGAAGGATTTGACACATATTCGACAAATCCACGAGGCTATTCAATTGTTAAAATTGCAAGACCCTACCAGGCAGAAATCAATAGGGCCAGCTCGCAAGCTGCCACCCATCAAATCACAGTCGGGGATGATAAAATTATTTATCAAGGGGGCACAAAACTAGCTCCAGGGGCTTTATTACCTGGAGTAAGGGGCCTAACATACCAGGGAGCACCTCCTCAGATTCTAGCGGGCCGTGATGGAGGTCAATTCTTACCATATATCGAGGCCCAAATTTCCGAGATGTATTCAGCCTGTATGTTAGAGGAGATAAACATAGAAAATGAGTCAGGCCAGATAGATCCATATACGTTGTTGTTCAGGAGTGCTTCTTCAAAAGCAAAATTTTCGAGATATATTGAAAAGGTTGAAAACTTTATGAAGGAGTTTTGTAAGACAACTTTAGACCTAGCAAAACACTATCTACCTGATGATTCTTTCATTCAGGCAGTCGGAAAATCTGAGGCTATAAATATTTCTGAATTTAGAAACACGCTCCCTATTTCGTATCAAATAAAGATAGAGGAACAATCCCAAGACATCTCAGATAGGCTGGGCCAACAACTAGCCCTAAACCACCTAATACAATATGCGGGTCAACAAATGGATGCTAAGCAGCTAGCACTTTTGGCTAAAGAGATGCCATATTTAAAAAACTCCACAATTGTTAAGCGCATGACACTTGAGTATGACAATGTGGACAATGATATGCTTCAGATAGAGCGTGGGCAAATGCCTTTTGTTTCGCCTTATGCAGATAATAAGATCTTTATTGACGCAATTACATATAGAATGAAGCAGGCAGATTTTCAAATGCTAAGCCCGCAAATACAGCAAATGTATAATCAATATCTCACCATTCATGAGGATCAGCAGACTCAAAAGCTCCAAGCCGAGCAAGCTGCAAAAGATGGATTTATTCCTATTGGTGGGTCACTAATAACGGTGCAAATGAGTGTCCCAGATACTAAATCTCAAGGTGGATCTCGTCAGGTACGCCTACCCTATGAGTCTGTTAGTTGGCTCCTTAAGAAGCTTGAATCACAAGGGGCGACACTTGATGAGCTAGAGAGTATGAATGATGGGGTCATAAGAGACATGATGTTGAAATTAGGTTTGGATCAAAATCAAAACCCCCAAATTATGGGGGATACACAACAATATTAATAGCCTCCAGCAAGAGGCGAAAGGGAGAATCGAGTGGAGACAGATGAAAAAGTTACCGGAAGTAACTCAGGAACAGATGAAAGCATTACAGGAGGGTCTGAGGGGAGTTCAAGTGGAAATCCTACAACTGAGGAAGCATCACGACCTATTCAAGACACTACAGATGCTAAACCTATTAGGGAATCTGCGACGGGCAGCGGAAGTGCGGGAGATAGTGCGCCCTATACCCCAAATTTCAAATTCAAAGTCAAAGATAAAGAGTTAGAATTTGACGAGTTTGTAAAACCAATCATAAAAAATAAAGACTTAGAAGCAAAGTTTCGAGAGATCTATGAGAGATCACACGGCCTAGATGAAGTAAAGACATCTCGAGAATCTTTTAAACAACAAGTGGAAGAGTGGAAGGGCAAATATGGGCAAGTAGAACAAAGCCTACAGACCTTGGGCGGGTTTGTTAAAAAAAACGATTTTAAATCTTTTTTTCAAGCATTAAACATACCCAAAGATAAAATAATCCAGTACGCTATAGAAGAGCTTAAATATCAGGAGCTACCTCCAGAACAGAGGCAGGCAATTGATATGCAGAGAGAGAAAGAATTAGAATTTGAGCAATCTAGTTTACAAAATCAAGCTCTACAGAATCAGATGGCACAGCTGGTTCAGCAACAAACGGCTTTTGAATTAAATCAAGAGCTGGCAAAACCGGAAATTGCTCAAACAATTTCTGCCTATGACTCTAGGGTTGGAAATCCTGGGGCTTTTAGAGCAGAAATAATAAGACGAGGACAGTATTATGAAGCTGTCCATAAGATTTCACCTCCAGCAAGCCAACTGATAGCTGAAGTCTTAAATCTAATTGGCGGCAACACTGTGCAAGGTGTGGCACCACAATCGGGGACATCCGGTCAGATGGCTCAAAGTCAGAAACCAACAATCACAAATTTTCAGGGGGGAGGAACTAAATCTCCAGCGAGACGGGTTCCAACATCTATCGAGGATTTGAGAAAAATGCGACAAAATTTATAATGTTTTAATTTTAATTTTTTAAAGGAGTAAAAAATGTCAACTACAAGAACCTTTCAAGATATGCTTAATGAGTATCTACCTAACAAATTGTTAAAGGAAGAACTCCTCAAGCGAGATTATATTTTATCCAATATCGAAAAAGACGATAAATGGAAGGGCGGGAAAATACCAGTCCCATTTAAAGCCGCGGGGGCTTCGTCTGTAAAGATGGGGGGCTTAACTGGGTCCACAGATATATCTGAAGACAAATACGTTCGAGGATCTATCGATGACTATAAGGAGATGTGGGGGTCGATGATTTTCAACCATAGAGATCTTATGGATCACTCTGGCAAAATTGTGGAGGATAGCTTCCTAAAAATCCTACCCGACACTATCGAAGATTTTATGGAATATATCAAAATGGTTGCGAGTATTCAAATGGGGACGGGCCCACACTTTGCTCTTGTTACTGATGCGACGGATGCCTTAACAGGTATCATGGTTGTAGACCATGTTGATAGATTTGTATTAGGTCAAAAAGTAACTCTAGACGATAATGACTCATCAGCAGCCAGCTATTATGTAATTGCTATTGATGTAAATACCAACAAGGTGACATTGTCTGCTACTCGCGGTGGAGCAGCAGCAGATGTATCTGCGTACTCTGTCGCTCAGGTTGCTAAATTTTATACAGATGGAGCAGATACTACGGCTTTCACATCTATTAGAAGCGTTTTATTGTCTGCTGCAAATGGCGGATCAGCAAACGTACATGGTCAAAGTAAACTAGCCTATCCGTTCCTACAGGCAGTGAATGTGAGCGGCTCTGCGATTACTGCGGCTAACATTTTAGATAAATTATTTGATGCCTATACGGAAGTCCGTAAAAAAGCAAAAGGTCGCGCAGATAGGTTTATAATGTCATATAAACACTTCGGATCTATTCTGAAGCTAATTGAGAATAAGTCAAACGGCGCAGCTAATTGGCAAATATCTGTAGAGGGTAAAAAGGCCTCGTTATATGGCTGGGACGAAATCACAATCAATTCTGTTAAGGGAAAGCTAACGATTGTTGGAATTCAAGAATGGGATGATGATGTGATTGCGATTATGGATATGAAAGCTATGGTATTTAGATCTAATGGATTTTTTCAAAAACGAAAATCTCCAAGTGGTGAGGAGTATTTTGAGATTAGAAATACTACAGGGTATCAATATATTGTTGACGTAAGTTTGTTTGGGGAATTGGAGATAAACAAGCCGGGTCATTGTGGGATTATCCATTCTATCAGTTATTAATTAATATATATATATATTTTCTAGCCCCAACTTTATTGGGGCTAGGACATTAATGCTGGAAGGGGGACAACCATGGCGGGTACATATCCTATAGACATCTCTGAAGTAAAAACAGCAATAGAGTTATTGAAGTCTCACTCTTCAGAGCAAGTAAAGCAACACACCGTTGTAGACTCTCAAGGAAGGCCTAAGTTTGTATTCACCACATATATTGGGGCACAAAATGGAGACCCCTGTATGGTAGATGAATATGTCTACATCAATGCAACAAGTACACAAGTTATTAATCGACAAGAAAGAGTGTATAAGTGGAAATCTGCCTGGGAGACAGGGGCACTAGCTTTTACATTTAATCCAGCCACTTCCTATGATGCTGATGGGGATGGAGTTTTATGATCTTTACAAAGCACAGATTTGAAATTTGGAGTCAGACACAACATCCCTTTAAACATTCTCTCGGTGATTTTGCGTACACTAATCCTGCGGCCCCAGGGGTTACGACCGTTGAGGGGGCTTTTGGTTGGTTGTTTGCTGTATTATACCCTAATGCGAAAGCTAGCGTTGCAAACGTGGCAGCTCTACCCCTAGTTGGTAACAGTTTAAATGATTATCGAGTTGTTTTAGACGATGGGGACGGTAAAGCTGCTAGCTATCGATGGGAGCAAAGAGAAGGGGAAGTATCGGCCTCCTGGCATAAAATTTACGACATGGATTGGGGTCAGGACTCAATATTGTCTGCTTTTCAAAATAGAACACAAGACCTATATGTTTGGAGAAATGGTAGAACAGAGCTGGATGGCTCGGGATCTCCAATAACAGGACTTTATGCGGGTCAAACCGTTTATGGTGGAGATTCTGCAAATCAAAATTTAACTTTAAAAGCAAACTCAGGGGATGGCACAGATCCTCGGACGGGTTTTGTCCAAGTAGACGACATATTTCGACCTACAATTCATAATACATTTGATTTAGGAACTTCAACTTTTAGATGGAAAGACATATATGCTCAAAGCTCCGCAGTAATTAACACCCTGAGCATATCAAGCGGGCTAATTACAGATTCTAGCGGAGCTATTTCTTTTGACAATGAAAACCTAACTACTACTGGGAATATTACAGGAGCAATAGTTAAAGGTACGACTAGTTTAGTTGTAGATATAGGGGTTAATTCCGTAACTGTTACTCCTGGGTCGTATGCTGACACAACCGGAGCAATCTCTTTTGGTGCAGCTAGCATCAGTACATCAGGCACACTAAGCGCGGGAGTTACTACACTCACAGACAATCTTCAAACAATCATTATTGACCCAGATGTGGCGGGGGTTGGGAGAATAACTAGCTCTACTGGGACAATAAATTTCGACAATGAACACCTCACTACTTCAGGAAATATAGCAGGCGCAATTTTAACTGGATCTAGACTAGATATTGACAATTTACGATTAGATGGAAACACCATTTCTGTTTTGGATGTAAATGGCAATTTAATATTAAGTGCAAATGGGATAGGGATAGTAGATATACAAAACCAACTCACCACCCTAGGTATTACTTCCACGGGAGTAGTTGGGATTACGGGACAATTAAATATAGACAGCATTAGGTTAGACGGCAATGTAATCTCATCAACAAATCTGAATGGAGATATTACACTATCCCCAAATGGGTCTGGGGTGATCATATCTACAGCCCTACTTAAACCAAACAGCGATAACAGTTTAGACCTAGGCACAACTACAGCAACGTGGAATGATGTATTTCTAAAAGGCAATTTTAGTGATGGCACTAACTCAATAGCGATATCTACTGCGCTCGCTTTTAGGAGTGGTATTTGGAGAGACCTAGCTCAAACAACCCCAGCACAAACGGGGGACACTCTTTTTTATGATGCTGTAAATAGCGTATGGCTTGCCTCAGTACCCGATACGGAAGTTACGCATTCGGCAATTTCTGGATTAACTACCGGGGACTCTGGACACACGCAATTTGCCATGCTTGCAGGTAGGTCCGGCGGGCAAATGCTGCAAGGTGGACTAGCAGCAAGTGAGAATCTGATTTTAGAAAGCACATCTCATGCAACAAAGGGGGAGGTATTTACAAAGGATGATTTTTTACCTTTTACAAATGCTAGCTACTCGGGTTCTTGGAGCGGTATCGACCTTGGCGATGCCACTCATTACTTTCGCAACATATACACGCGCGGTGAATTAAAAGGTGCCAGGTTTGAAAACTATACTTTTGCAACATTGCCCGCTGCTTCAGCACAAAATATTGGGCGCGTAGTTTTTGCGACCGATGTAAATAAAGCATATGTGGATGTTGGGACAAGCTTTAAGGTTTTGGGCATCTCTAAATTTATAGCGGATCAAACCTTTGATGGGATAATTACAACCAAGAATGTAGATGTGAGTGCAGACATCTCAGATGCTAAAAATGCAGTATGGCAATTGCGAGACAATGTGAATGACTTTGAAATATTGTATGTAACTATAAAAGCTACTAGCTCCAGCAATGTAAGAATTGAAACTAACACACCACTTCCTTCTGGATCTTATAGGTTGATAGGGCTTGAGTAAATAATTAAGGAGATAGAAGAATGGCTAAGATATATGGTCAGCTTGAAAAAGCACAAATGGAAAACACCACATCGGATGCGGGGTCCCAGCCAAAAGGGATGATAACCTATAGGACAGATATCAATCAGGTAAAGGTATCTAACGGAACAACCTATAAAGCTTTAATAGATGAGGACTCAGCACAACCCATATCAAATAAAGATATAGATGGGGGGACTGCATC